TGAAGAATCATATTTTAATTTATTAAACAATAAAAATGCAAATTATTATACAAAGGCTATATCTAAATTAGATGAATTACGTAAATTAGATGAAAGCACATTAAGTAATAATATTAAATCAGAATTAAATGATTTAAAATGGGTGCCTGAAATTAAATCAATTATAACTGAATCAATCAATTTATCAAATGATATAGATGATGACAAAAATAATGTCGTATTTACAAGATATTCATATGTATTAGAACATCAAGATGGTTTATTATTTAATTTAAATAGAACTAACTATATTGTTAAAGAAAATTCAATTGAAATAGCTGATATTACTAAATTACAAAATGCATTATATTTAACATTAATGGCTGTTGAAGAAACATTCAGATTTACTGATAATTCAATGATTACTAGTAAAGGTAATAATATTATTACAATTACAAATATGGAAGATGGTCCAATTATAAAAATGAATGAAAATGAAATTGATATTACTGACGGAAATCAATTTAGAAATTTCTTATATACAAGTGCAGGTTATAGATTAAATGATAAAAATGTTGTTGAAACTATAGTAGCAGCATTTGAAAATATAAATAAAATTAAAAAATTAGATTTTGTCAAATCTATTTCATCGAGAGTATATGAGGGAGTACAAGTTAATTTTATGAATATTGATAATAATATTTATTTAAATAAAATTAATCAAAGCATGGCTTCAAATACATTTGAAAAATATGATAATGCAGAAGATGCAGTCAATATAGTAAAAGAATTTATAAATTATGATATTTCCCCATTATTAATTGATAAATTATCTGAAGAAGTAAAGCTTAAAGCAGATAAGGATGCTCTTAAAGCAGAAGTATTAGATAATATAATGTTCTTAAAGGAAAAGAAAGAAGAACTTTCTAAAGCTGACCAGGTTAACGAAGCTATAATTTCTGCAACTAAATTAATAAATGAAGAATTATTAAAAGCTGAAGAAAAATACAATAAGATAGTAAACGATTAATATCGTCGAAAACATATAATTAAAACTGCCAAAGCCTTTGGCAGTTTTTTTAGGATAAAAACGAAACACATTTACAAATAGATATATAATATACATAATAAAATCTAAATATAAATGGAACAGCATATTAATGAACGTGGAAATGTAGTAACAAGTGTAATTGTGAAAAAAACAAAAGGTAAAAAGAAAGTTAAAAAACCTAAACGAAAAAAGAATCCAGTACCTAATAAAGAATTATACGCTGAAATTGTAATTTCGAAAAAACAAGGACATTTAACTAAACGTGCCGAATTCTTGTTATTTTTGCTTGCAGATGGTGTTGCTAATAAATTACCATATGCATATATAGAAGATAAACGAGACTGTGCACAAATGGCAAAAATTGATTTATTTAAATATTGGGATAGATTTAATCCTGAATACAAAAATGCATTTGCATACTATACTGAAATGGCTAAAAAAGGAGCTGCTAAAGGTTGGAATAAATTATATCCTAAAAAATATAAAGGTACTATGAGTTTAAACAGTTCTTTAAACAGCGAAAATTCTGATGGTATATACTCAGTATAAGTTTAAAATAACTTAATTTAAATGAACATAAAAAATTTAAAACCTGGTAAAAATTCTAAATATCATTATTCACACTATACACCTATAAATGATTATAAATATAATGGTGCAAGACCAATAATATGTAGAAGTAGTTATGAATATAAATTTTGCGTATATTGCGATACAACTAAAGAAATAATATCATGGTCTTCAGAATCATTAAAAATTAAATATGAAATTAAGAATAGATTTGGTAAAGTAAAATACCATACTTATTTCCCAGATTATTTTATTACTGTGAAAAAGAATGGTATTGTAAAAAAATATTTAATTGAAGTAAAACCATACTCAGAAACATTACCTCCTAAACAACCAAAAAATCCAACTAATAAAGCATTAAAAAATTATAGATATAAAGTTAATACTTATATTAAAAATTGGCATAAATTTAAGGCTGCCGAAAAAGTATCAAAGGCTAAGGGATGGGAATTTAAAGTTATTACAGAAAAATGGTTAAATAAAATTTAATGTATGGGACTTTTAATTACAGAACAACGTAAATATATTAAAGAAGTAGGTAGTAGAGCTTCTGCGATAACTGAATCAAAAAAATGGTATTATCAGTTTATGAAAAACCCTGATAAGACTATTGTACATACAACAGAACGTTTCAAACGAGGTAAAATCTATATTTTTTATTATCCTAGGCCTAAAACATTAGATAAAATGTTAATATGGGATTCACATCCTGTAGTTTTAGCAATGGGGCAAAATAAACACGGCGATGATATTGGTATAAATTTAAATTTTGTGCCAATGACAATGAGGTTACATTTAATGGATTTAGTAATGACTGCATATAAAGGTAAAATAAAATATGCAATGAAAGGTAAATATGCAAATAATGCTTCTTTGCAAAAACCTATACTTGAGCTTGATTATAAACGTATAGAAAGAATATTATATTCTATTCAATTTAAATATGCAGTAAGGGCATATAAAAATATATTAAAATCAAATCAAGTAGTAGTATCATATGACAGTTGGCCTAAAATTACATTTTTAGATTTAAGACGATTGAAATTTGGTAATAAAAAATAAAGATATATAATACATATAAAAATTAAAAAAAAAGAAGAGATTTGAGCGGATTTTTAGACAGATTTGGGCCATTTTCGGGTAATATACAAGTATCGAAGGCCTTACAGAATTTAAGTAGTTTTGGATTAAAATATGATGATATGGTAATTCGAAATTCACAAGCTATAGGTTTAGCTGAAGATAAAATAGGATATACAAATATTAATCCATTTGGAATAGCAGATGATGATTTATGGTACCCTTTCGCAGCTTTATCGATGAGTGATATTTCATTCAAGAAAAAGATAGCTTTCTTTGATAAAGATTATCAAGAAAAACGAGAGCAATTAAGAATGTTTTCATTACAAGATGAAATAGAAGATATTTTAGATACAATGTGTGATGAAAGTATTGTTTATGATAGTAAAAACTATTTTGCAAGACCTGATATTTTAAATATGGATTTACCAGATGAAGTAAATAAGTATTTAAATAAATCTTTCAATAATATTTATTATTATTTCGGATTTAATCAAGACCAGTCAGCGTGGTATTATTATAGAAAATGGTTGATAGATGGATATTTAGCATTTGAAATTATTTATAATGATAAACAAGATGAGATAATTGGATTTAAAGAATTAGATGCAGCTACTTTAATACCTGGTGTTGATAAGAAAACTAACAAACGAATATATTATCAATATAAAGATAATCCTGGTAAAGAACGTATGTTATATGATTCACAAATTATATATATGTCATATAGTTCAATTACGACAGCTTCTAGAGTAAGTTATGTAGAACGATTAATACGTTCATTTAATTTATTACGTATAATGGAACATACTAGAGTAATATGGGCTGTTACAAATGCATCATTTAAAATGAAATTTGTAATACCAATGGGTGGTAAATCAAAAACAAGAGCTAAGCAGTCATTATCTCAATTAATGCATAACTATAGAGAAGTAGTTGATTTTGATTTTGAATCTGCAGACTTATCAGTTAACGGTAAACCGATGATGCAATTTAATAAAGAATATTGGTTACCATCAAAAGACGGTGAATCTCCTGAAATCGAAACATTAGGAAATGAAGGTCCAGATTTAAGTGATACTGATGCATTAAAATATTTTGCAGATAAATTAAAATTAGCATCTAAAATACCATTTAGTAGATTTGATAATGATAATGCAGTTGAATATTCTATGACTGCTGATGGTTTAATTAGAGAAGAAATAAAATTTAGTAAATTTATAAATAGATTACGTTCAAGTTTTCAAGAAATTTTAATTAAGCCTTTATTTATTCAAATGGCATTAAAATTTCCTGATTTAGCAAATGAACCTACTTTTAAAACAAACGTATCATTAAAGTATAATGAAGAAAACATGTTTGCAGAATTAAAAGAACAAGAAATAA